AGATCTTGAGTTCGACCATGACTGGGGAGTAATTACTGTAATTGAAGAGGATCCGCAATGAGTGAAGACGCAATATCTAAAGCACTCGGTCTCAGACCATTAGAAGAAGCACAAAAGGAAGAACTTCCGATCGTAGTAGAAGAAAAAGAATCGCTTCCAGTAGAACTTAATAAAGAGTCTGATGAATTCATCAATGACATAGAACACGCCCGAAAGAATATTCAAAATATTATAGAAAAAGGCGATGATTCTCTCAAAGAGATGATTGATCTCGCAAAGCAGTCTGAGTCACCGCGAGCATTTGAAGTAGCTGCAAACCTCATGAAAACACTACTCGATGCAAATAAAGACTTTGTAGAAATGTCAACAAAAAAGAAGTACGCCGTCGAAGAAAAGAATGGGCCTAAAGAAGCCGCCCAGACAAATGTTACAAACAATAACCTGATTGTTTCAACTGCTGATTTGCTTAAAATGATTAAGGGCGATAAAGACGATGAATAATTATTCTGTTTATTGGATTAGAAGAACGTGTCATTCTGATATTTTTTCAGAAGGTTATATCGGTATTTCTAATAATACAAAAAGAAGATTTTCTGAACATAAAAAAAATAATAGTAAACACTCTGCTGTTTCTAGTGCCATAAAAAAATATGACGATATAGTTTATGAAATACTGTATGAAAATTTATCTTTAGGTGAAGCAATAAAAAAAGAAATTGAATACAGACCTAAAAAGGAAATTGGTTGGAATATAGCCGAAGGTGGTGATATGCCTCCAAATATGAAAGGTATAAAAAGACCAGATCATTCCAAAAAAATGAAAGGATCGAACAATCCATTTTATGGCAAAAAACATTCAAAAGAAACAAGAAAAAAATTAAGCGAAATGAAATCTGGTGAAAAGAACTATTTTTGTGGGAAGAGTAGACCAGATCATTCTGAAAAAATGAAAAAGCTAAAAGGAAAAGATTATCCGAAGCTTAAAGGTTATTTTATCACGCCGCTTGGCAAGTTTGAAAGTTATAAAGAAGCTTGTGTGGAACTTGGAATGGGAGCTACTTCTTTATACAATAATTGTATAAATTTAAATGAAAAGAAAATAACAAGTCTTTCTCATTCAAAAAACAGGTTTTTAAAAAATAATTATGACAAGTCGATCGTTGGAAAAACATATAAAGAATTAGGGTTTGGATTTGAATATGTCTGAAGGTTATTTAGGAAATTCTCAACTTAAAAAAAGCCAACAGGAAATAGAATGGACTCCAGAACTCATCAAAGAATATATGAAATGCGCTGAAGATCCGATCTATTTTTCGGAAAAATATATTCACATTGTTCACGTAGATCATGGCCTCATTCCGATAAAATTATATGATTTTCAAAAAGAAATTATAAGTTCAATTACTACTGGCAGAAGAGTTGTTGTAAATTCAAGTAGACAGGCTGGCAAAACAACTACTGCGGTTGCTATTATTCTCCATTATGTTCTGTTTAATGAATATAAAACAGTAGCACTTTTAGCAAATAAAGGCGATTCTGCAAGAGAAATATTAAACAGGGTACAAATTGCCTACGAGGCACTTCCTAAATGGTTACAACAAGGTGTTGTAGAATGGAACAAAGGTTCTATAGAATTAGAAAATGGTTGTAAAGTTATAGCCTCAGCTTCTTCATCTTCAGCAATTCGAGGAAAAAGTATCTCATTCTTATATATTGATGAGACGGCATTCCTTGAAAATTGGGATGAATTTTTTGCATCAGTGTATCCTACAATTTCTTCTGGTAAAACTACAAAAATACTTCTTACATCAACACCAAACTCGCTCAATCACTTCTGGAAAACTTGCAAAGGCGCGCAAGAGGGTAGAAATGGGTATACTTATATCGAAGTACCCTGGAATAAAGTGCCAGGTCGCGACGAAGATTGGAAAATAGATACTTTATCCGCAATTGATAATGATACAGAAAAATTTGAACAAGAATTTAACTGTAGTTTTGTTGGAAGCACAAATACACTGATATCTGGTGCAAAACTAAAAGAGCTAGATTTTTCAAGACCAATTGTAGAAAAAGACGGTTTGTATCAATACGAAAGACCTATAGAAAATCACACATATATCATGACAGTAGACGTGTCGCGCGGTAAAGGTCTTGACTATTCTACTTTCAACATCATAGACGTTACTCAGATGCCTTATAAGCAGGTTTGTACATATCGTGAAAACTTTATCGGACCTGTTGACTTTGCATCTATTATATTTAGAATGGGAAAGTTCTATAATGAAGCTTCAGTTCTCATAGAAATCAATGATATTGGCGAACAAGTTTCTGATACACTTACGATGGACTATGGCTACGAAAATATGTTGTATACGGAAAACGCAGGAAGAAACGGTAAACGTATTTCAAGCGGCTTTGGTAAGAGAGTAGATAACGGCATACGAACTACAAAAACCGTAAAGTCAGTTGGATGCTCAATGCTGAAAATGCTTATAGAACAAAATCAGCTTATCCTACAAGACTACCACACCATCCAAGAACTTTCGAGATTCTCAAGAAAGGGCTCTTCATACGAGGCAGAATCTGGATGGCACGATGACCTCGTGATGAACCTCGTGTTGTTTGCATGGCTATCAGATCAATCATTCTTCAAAGAGATGACCGATATAAATACACTCTCAAGGCTTCGTGAAAAAACAGAAAAAGAAATCGAAGATGATTTGCTTCCTTTCGGTTTTATAGACTCAGGGCCGCAGGAACAAGAAGTACTCAAACCTGGCTTTCAACCAGTTCAAGATAACTTCATGGGCGATTTCTAAATCATATCTTTTATAAATACATTGAGAAATAAATGAAGCAATCAATGTACATTAGAAGGAGATAAAAATGGCATTCTCAGTAAGCCCTTCCGTGATTGTTCGAGAAGTTGATGCTAGTGCAGTGATTCCCGCGATTGCTACGCCACCAGCAGCTATTGCTGGCGTATTTCGTTGGGGTCCAGTCAATGAGGCAATTCTTGTAACATCAGAAGATGACTTAGTAGAACGTTTTGGCAAACCAACCAATGATAACTACGAGACATTCTTTACCGCAGCAGATTTTCTGTCATATTCGAACGCGCTATATGTCGTTCGAGCACATGATCTAGAAGCTGCAAATAGCACCGCATCATCAACAAACTTTACTGCGAAGTATCCTGGCGCACTTGGTAACTCTCTTGAAGTTTCCTACGTTACACCAGGTGACTACGAAGAAGACATAGCAGCAGTTGGTGATCTATTCGGAACAGTGACGTTCAACTCGAATACGATTACTTTTTCTTCTGCGGATACAACAGCAAATACAATCGCGTCATCATTCGAAGAAAATGATGTACTTCGTATCGGAAACGACTCAGTCGGATATCAAGAACTTTTTGTTTCAAGCGTAGCAAATGCAGTTACGGACGGCGCAAATACTTCTGTAGAAGTTTCGTTTACAAATAAGTATACTCTATCACAGCTTGATCTTTCTCTTCTGAAAGTGGAGCGTAAGTGGAGATATTCAAACCTATTTGGTGCTGCTCCAAGTGCTGGAAATCTTCACATCATAGTAAAAGACGAAGATGGGACCATTACAGGTACTGCTGGAACAGTACTTGAAACTTACGGCAACGTATCCACAACTTCTGGAGCAAAGCTTTCAGATGGTACTGCAAACTACTATCCGACAGTTCTTGAAAATAGATCTGCTTGGGTTGAAGCAACGGGTTCGGACATCGATGCCTCAGTTGCAGCCACTGGTTATCAGTCTCTTTCAGGAGGCGCAGACTCAACCAGCGAGTCTAATATCGGTCTTGGTGCTCTTGCAGAAGCTTATGATCTTCTAGCAGATCCAAAAGAACTCGACGTCGCGTTTGTCCTACAGGGCAAAGGCACTACAACAATGTCAAACAATCTTCCAACTCATGCAAACCTTGCCAACTACATCATTTCAAATATTGTAGATAATCGCAGAGATTGTGTTGCTTTCCTTTCGCCGCCAAAAGAAGCAGTAGTTGATCTTGCAGCTCCAAACTCAAAGATGAATGCTGTAATTGCTTACCGTAACCAGGTTCAATCATCTTCATATTGGTTCATGGATAGCGGATACAAGTATCGTTACGACAAGTACAATGATGTATACCGTTGGGTACCTCTGAACGGAGATATGGCAGGTCTTGCGTCAAGAACAGAGTCTTGGGAATCACCTGCTGGTTACAAACGTGGTATTATCAAGAACGTTGTAAAGCTTGCGTTCAATCCAAACAAAGCGCAGCGTGATCTTCTCTACGGATCCGATATCAACTCTGTAATTTCTATTACTGGACAGGGTATTCTACTCTTCGGTGATAAGACTGGTCAAGGTTTCGCGAGTGCGTTTGATCGCATCAACGTTCGCCGTCTGTTTATTACTGTGGAAAAAGCAATTGCAACCT